TTGTGCAAATCCCATACCACTAACACCTTTGATTATGTAAGCTGGAATACCATCTACATACATGATAAATCTATTAGCTACTTTTGGTTCAAAGGCTGTGAAAAATATTTCGTTTGGGTTTAATACTGCCATTTTATTTCTGTTTTTATTTTATTATAAATATTAATAATTTAGGTTTTTATGATGGAAATTCAGCTCCTGTTGGTAAAATGTTGAAATCTAAGTAAATAAATTCTGCTGTTTTAGTTGGCTGTAAATATATTGCACCCACCATCTGGTTTCTATCAATTACATCTGGCCCATTATTTGAAGCATCCATAACAACTTTAAACGCGTATAAACCTTGTCTTTGTTGTACTGATTCTAAATATGGGTTTACTTGAGCTAAGAAATTATTTCTTGTTGCTGCTGTATTTTGTTCAAATACTAAATTATCTGCAATTTGTGAAATGTAAGACTTAAGTTCAATTAATAATCTTCTAACATTTACTCTATCTAAAGCTGATGCTTGAGATTGTAATGTTTTTTGTCCAAATACTACAACTCCTCTTCCTGGGAATGTTGCTATTGGATTTACTTTTCCAGTATATAAATCATCTCTATTTGTTTGAGTTAATTTTCTTTCTGCTTGTACTACCGTACTTAATCCACCTCTATTAATTCCGGCAGGTGCGAACCATGCTTCAGCTGCTTTGTCATTATACGCATATACACCAGGTATTAACGCTGATGCTGGTGCCCATACTAATTGAGCTGAATCTGGATCATTTATTTGAACCCAAGGCCAATAAGCAGCTGCATATGAATTATCTACACTTGATGCTTGTGAAGTAACAGTTGTAATTGATGATCCATAATCTACTAAATCCATTAATAAAATTGCATCTCCTCTACTTTGTACAGTACTTAATGCTATGTTTAATGGAGTTGAGTATGTTGAACTTGCTTTATATAATCCTGGAGCTGTTAAGATATTAAATCTATAATCATCTTTATTTCCTAATAAATTAAATGCTGTTGCATATCCTCCTTTTACAGATCCCATTTCAGTACTTGTCATACCTTGTGAATTTGAATCTGATATATCTTGGTAGAATAAGTTAATATTACTTGAATCACCAATATTGCTTCCTTCTGCACCTTCAAATGATCCACTACTTGCTTCTGGTAATGATCCTGTAAATTCTGCTTTTGCAATTCCACTATTATCAAAATAGTTTGGAGTTTTTAAATTAACATCTTTTACTCTTACATATCTTGAAGCATTTCTAAATGATCCTGTTGATTGTAAATATGGTTCTGATGTTGTTGCATCTTTTAATGTTTCTGTCATATCACCAACAATTCTAGATATATAATTAGATTGTTTTGGATCTAATGAAACATTTGGAAATACTTCTAAAATAGATTTAGATTTTGAATTATCATTACCTTGTCTAACAATTAAACTAAATACACCTGATCCTGAATTAGGTGCTTGAATTTCCCATCTTACATTTTGTGCTGATCCACTTGCTAAAGCTCCATTTGTGCTTTCTGGACCTACACTATTCATAATATCACCTTCTGATATTGTTTCTAATGTAAATACGTTAGTATCTACTAAATCTTGATTTGTTAATACAAATGTAACATTATTTGCTGGTGTAGCTGCTCCACCTGTAAGTAAAGCACCTGCTACTGTTATAGTATTACCTACTGCATATCCTGTTCCTCCTGCATTTACAACAGCATCTTCTATTTCTACTAATAAATCAGCATTTGTTAATGTTGCTGTTGCTGCTGATGAATTTTGCACATTTGAAGCACCTAAAGTAATTACTAAGTTTTGATCACAACCTCCAAATCCAGCTGTTACTAAATCTGCTGCTGTAATTGTTAATATGTTACCATCAACAAAATTAGTTCCTTGATTTGCTACTGCAACTGTTGATAAAGATCCTGCTCCATCTCCTGTTACGATAATTGTTGCAAGATTTCCTGTTTGTTGTGAACCACCTGTTACTGCATATCCACCAGCACCCTGACTAAATGTAAATGGTCCTGAATCAGTACCAAGTGTTGTACCTCCTGATAATACACTTATGGATGTTATAGCTCCTGTTATTAATTGTCCTGTTCCTAATGCTCCAGCTGCTATTGAAATAGCACCTGCTGTATAACCAGTTCCTGGTGTTGTAACAGTAATTGAGCCTATTTTTGAGTCAGTTCCTACTACTACTGTAGCTTGACCTGATGTATTTGCACCTTGTGTAATTGGTACTAAAGTATATCCAGCATTTTCACCTAAATCAGATGGATCAGAACCTGCTTGAAATTCTGCTAATAAAGCATCTGCAGTTACTACTAATTTTCCTGCTGAAACACCTGTTGTTGTATTTAATGTTAAACCTGTTCCTCCTGCTGGAGATACTGTTGTTACAACTCCGTTAACTGTAGCAGCTGTTCCTACAAACCCTGTTCCTGTCATACTAGAACCACTAAGATTTCTTGCTACTTCTAATACTGAAGATTCAGATTCTAAAGCTGGTACTAATGTTGATGTTGCTGGGCTCCATGATCCTGAAGCTATTCTAGTTACTAACAATGAAGTACCACCATTTTGGAAATAATTGTATGCTGAAATAGATGTAAAGTAAGTGTATGTATCTGATCCACTTGTAAATGTACTGCCGTAATTAGCTAAATATTCTGAGTAACTAGTAACTAATCTAGGAACTCCTACTCTACCTAATACTGCTGGACCTACAATAGCCGCACCGGCTTGTACTGGTTGCGACGTAATTTGAGATTGATCATTTTCTCTTGCTAATACACCTGGGGAAATTAATGTTTCTGCCATTTTATTTTATTTTTATGATAAATATATTAAATTTTTTCAAAAGTTTATTTACTCGGTAAAAATTCACCAGTTTCTATAGAAATTGATCCTCGACCATATTTTTTTTCTAAGGTTTGAGCCAATTCTGCTTCTTTTTGTTGTAAAGCTTGTAAATTCAACTTTAAATTTTCTTTTTTTATTTGTATGTTATAATGTTGCATTTCAACAACTCCTGATACTTCTGTTAGGTTTTTAAATGTTTCTTTTATATTTTTTAATTCAGAAATTTCTTCTTGGGATAAAACTTTTTTTTCACTCATTATTTTTGGTTTTTATACAGTTATACATATTAATTCTTTTATTAAAAATCGATAATTTATTATGGAGCATCATATTTTGGTCCTGGTGTTTTTATGTTTACCCATGTTGCCCATTTTGTAGTAAAACCTGTATTAGGTTGTATTATCAAATTTAAAACACTACCCCCAAACCCAGTTAGACCATGATTAGAAAAAGTATTTGAATATCCTGCTGATCGCATTCTAGATGTTACTCCCTGGCTTATTATCTGCCACATATTTGCACTTGAATCCCAACGCACAACCATTTTGGTTTTTATAAATATCCCTCCACTTGCAGTTGGACCAGCTCCTAAAGATGAAATTTCCATAATATACATTTGAGAGTTACTCCCATTACCTAATGAAGTTGGGTAAAAACCAACACTGTCATCTCCAAGAAATGATATTAAAACTACTGAAATCCCACTACTAGTAGTTAGAGGTTTACATTGTACTGATCTTTCATATCCAGTTCCTACTTCTAAATTATTACCACTATTAACGTCTCTACCTAAACTTTCATAAGCATGGAGTTCTCTAGTTGGGTAAACTTCATCCCCTGCTGGTGGAGGTATATTACCATAATTAAGACTACCTTGAGAAATTAAAACATCATCTGAAGATGATATTTCTAATATACTATTTGAACTATGTGGAGCAGAGCCTATTTGAAATGATAGTTGTGATGTAACTGAAGTATTCATGTTAGCAATACGTGCTACTGAGTCGGCTGTTACCCCATTATTTGATACATCAAACTTTAAATCATTAGGAACTAATGATGATGATGCAAATAATACAAAATTTCCTGGGTCATAACCATCCATTTCTACTTTATTATTTCCTGATCCTGAAACAGTAACATTTTCGTGTACTGTTAAATCTTCTGAGTCAAAACCAGCATTTGGATCTCTACTAAAAATAATTTGTGAACTACCTCCAAGTTGATCTCCTAATTTTATAAAACCTTTACTAGCTGTACTTTCTTGTTGTATTTGTATAAAGGGAGGTTTTGAAAAATTTTGTGAGTATGGATTTCCAATCCAAGCTATACCATCATCTACACCACATGATCCACTTATTACTACATGATAATTATCTGTGGGGTTTCCTATATATAACCCCTCACCAAAATTATCCATTGTAGTTACATTATTACTATCTAATTTTAAAATTCCTGTACTACCAGTTAGAGCATTTAAATGTGTTGAATTTATTTGAGAATTATTATTAGGGGATGTTGAAGAATCTATATTATAAAAAAAAGCTATTGAGTCTGTATTTAAAGGATTTTCTGCGGCTGCATAAGAAGCTGTTTGTGCTGTTTCTATATAAGTTGTATATGAAGCAGTTCCATGTATATTTTCACCTGGTGAACCTACTGGTCCCCCTGTTGTTGCACTTGCTGATATTGTAGAAGATTTTAAGAAACTTCCGCTTACAGTATTAAATACTGCTAATGATCCATAACCAAGAGCATTATCTGATACTAAACCATTAACGATGTTTGGAACATTTTGAGCTGTTCCAAACCCAATACCTATATTACCTGATTTTATGTTACCTGCTCCAGAACTTACAAGATATAAGTAGTATTGACTTGAGGGAGTTGCACTTCTTTGTATTCTAAATGGAGTTAAATTTTCTCCCCCTGCTGAAGAAGCACTTTGTACTACTTCAAAATCACCCATAACATCTTTTATACGTAATGCCCAATTAGTATCTTCATTTGCTATTTGAATTTGTGGGAATTTTGTATTACTTCCTTCTATTAGAACTTTAGGATCAAAAAGAGGACTTTCACCTGATATGTTTAAAGCATATTGATTCGGGAGAGATGGATTTGCTAGACCTATATGTGAAAATTGACCTGAGCCATCATTTATTAGTGATCCTGTAAGTCTTATTGATCCTTGTGGTACTGATACTGTTGACCCCGAGAAAGTTAAAGATCCTGATATATCAATATCATAGGCCTTAGTACCTGAAAATGCATCTACTGATTGACTAACTTCACTTGCTTCAATAATTTGACCATCTTGAATGCCTGTGATTAAAAATTCTTGTGACATATCTTTATATTAGATTATTAAATTGGATAAAAATCTCCTACTCTTTTAGTTTCACACCACCCTACCCAATCTGTACTTGTAGATGTATTTACATCTATCATCAAAGAAAATGAATTACCAAGAGTATTCTCAACCGCTCCCAAAATAGTAGATGAATTATAAACAGAATTTGAATTTATTCTTGTTAATGTACCAGTATTTAATATTGACATTCCACCTGCCAGATTACTTCCAGCCCACTGAACAAGAAACTCTCGTTCTAAATAAACACCATTAGCATTAGAAGGAGTTCCCAGGACACACATTTTAGCATGAAAAATAAATTTATTTTGACCTGTATTAGTTGATAATTTCCAATTAACATTAGCATTATTACCAAAATAATTCCCAAATGTAATTCCAAACACATTAGCGCTTGAATTATTTGTGTTAAAAGGTCT